GCAGATGCCGGCTCCCGCCGATCCCGCTCCCGCTCCCGTACAATGATCTCCTGTAAACAGTGCAAATTCTTCCTGGCGGGTTCGTGCCACCGATACCCACCGAGCGGGAGGCCAAGCTGCTTTCCTTCGGTCAATCAGCAGGACTGGTGTGGGGAGTTCAATCCCATTGGCTTGAGACCTGCCAATCCTGCGGCGACTCCTTCTACGTCACCGAATGCCGCCTCTCAGAGCGCGGTGAAACCTTCTGCCGCAACTGTTTTAAGGAATAACATCCATGGCCAAGTACCAAGGCAAGGAAGTCTCGCTCAACAAACCCTTCTACACGCCCGGCGAACAGAAGAAGAAAGCCGTGTACGTGCTAAACCCGAAGGGAACAGTGATCAAGGTCCGGTTCGGGGACCCAAACATGGAGATCAAACGGGACAACCCGGAGCGCAGAAAGAACTTCCGCGCACGCCATAACTGCGATACGGCAACCGACAAGACATCGCCCAAGTACTGGTCCTGCAAAGCCTGGTGACTTTATGAAGAAACAGACAAAGTTCAGCAAACTGGCCACCCAACTCAAGAAAGAGGGAGCCGACGATCCCAAGGCTCTCGCTGCCTACATCGGGCGCAAGAAGCTCGGCAAGGAAGCCTTCCAGAAGAAGGCTGCCGCTGGGCTCCGCAAAGCCGCCAAGAAGAAATGATCAGGCTACTCGACCGGCTCAAGGCAGCATGGATCTTCACGCGGCACCAGAAATGGGTCGCGTCCGAGCAGTGGACAAAGCAGGACGCCGAGCGACTTGAGGCATTCCTCAAGTCCGACACCGGCAAGAGGTTCAAGAACGTCCTGCTCAACACTGTACTCATGCAGAATGCCGCCGCGATCACTGATAGAAACCAGTTGCCTTATTCGTGCGGCTTCGCCATGGGTCAGTCCAGTTTGGTGAAGGTCATCGAAGTGATGGCCAACGCTGAATCCATTTCGGATCAGGATACAGACCCGGATTCTGATACGAGCAACTAAGGGTCAAGGTACGGACAGTGACTCTTGCCGGTCACTGGACGAGTAATAGGCAACCATGAGTGAAGTGTTGAGTGCTGACGGTCTTCTTGCAGCCGCAAGGGACTTCGATTCTGGCGTCGATATTGACAGCCGGGAAACGCAGGAGACTCCCACAGAGTCATCTGCAACCGAGCAAACGGAGCCTCAGAATGAGGTTTCTGCCAGTAAGGAAGTTTCCGAGGAGGCGGAGGATACGAAGGCGCAGCCTGAAGAGGCTCCGAAGAAGGAGACAAAGCAGGTCGAGCAGAAGAAGGAGTCGAAGTTCGCCCAGGAACAGGCTCGGAAGAGCAAGACTTGGGAGACGATCAACGCCGAGAAGCAGGCCCTCAAGGCCGAGAAGGAAGCGTTGGCCCGCGAACGTGATGAGTGGCAGAAGCAACGGCAGCAAACCGATGCCAAGGCCACCGACACGTACCGGGACGAGGCAGGGTTCACCGCTGAAGACTACGAGAAGGCAGCGCGGGAGTTTGAAGCCGATGGCGACAAGGATCTCGCGAAGGCCGCATCGAAGAAGGCAGCAGAGGCTCGCAAGGCCGCAGGTGAACATCAGAGCAAGGTCCAGCAGGAACGGTTCAACAAGGCGTGGGAGGACACGTACCTCCGACTGTCCGAAAAGGAACCGGAACTGAAGGATCCGAATTCTGACCTGTACAAGTCCACCGTGGACCTGATCGGCAAGTTCCAGATCCTACGGGCCGCACCCGATGGACTGGCCCACGCCGTCGAGATCGTGAAGCTCCAGAAAGCTGCCGGCATGTCTCAGTCGCTGGAAGCGGAGAACAAATCGCTCAAGGAACAGTTGGACAAGCTCCAGAAGAAAACAGCAATCGGGAAGGGAACGGCCACCCAACCGCTGAAGGCAGAGGAAACAGACTTTGCCAAGATGCCGCTCAAGGAGCAGCGGGATCGCCTGATGAAGGCTGCGCGAGAGTTTGACCGTGAAGCCTGATTGAAAAGAAAGAGCATACCATGCCAGTTACTACCTCGACCACGCTCACGAATCAGTTCCAGAACTACTTCAGCAAGGAGCTGCTCAGCATCGTCCAGCAGGAGACGATCCTCGATCAGTTCGCGATGAAGGCTCCGATCCCGAAGAACAACGGCAACAAGGCCATCTCCATGTTCCGCTTCGGGGCTCCGAGCATCTCTGGTGTCCAGACGATTGCCACGGAAGGCACCGCCATCTCGTCGGCGAACTACCGGGCTCTCTCGCTCAACAAGCTCGACAAGTCCCTCGCGCAGTACGGTCAGGTCATCGGCCTCACCGACATCCTGCGGGCCACGGACCTGTTCAACTCGCTCCAGCAGGCCACCAAGACCTCCGGTCTCGACATGGCCCTGTGGGTTGATTCCGTCATCCGCAACACGCTGATCGGCTCCAACCTGACTGCCAGCGGTTCGTCCATCGGTTCCGCTGCTGAAGGTGGTGGTACGTTCGATAACTCGGACGCTTGTAACACCGCTGCCGGTTCCGGCGGCATCAAGGTGTACGGCAACCCGGCCACGCTCACGACCCAGACCTTCTCCGGTCTGAACAGCGCGACCACGGCTGCGGATGCCACGATGACTGCCTCGGCGGTCCTCGACTCCATGACCCGCCTGAAGCGCAATCGCGCCCCGCTCATCAACGGTAGCTACGTCCTCGCGACCGATCCTCGCGTGGCCCGCGACCTGATGCGCGACAGCGACTGGCTCAACGCCTCCAACTACGGCAACAAGGGCCAACCCTTCTACAAGGGCGAAGTCGGCTCCATCTACGGCTGTAAGGTTGTTACCCAGACCAACTCGTTCGTCTCGACCGGCTCCGCCACGGCGGCTGACGAGTTCGTGTACCAGGCGACCGCTGCTGGTGGTGGTCTCGCCGTCAGCAAGGACATCATCGCCTCGTTCTTCTTCGGCAACGAGTCGTTCGGTATCCCTCACCTCACGGGCGACGATCCGCTCTCTCCGAAGATTGTCATCACCGACACGCCCGACAAGAGCGACCCGCTCAACCAGTTGGTCACTGTCGGCGTGAAGCTGTACTTCGCCACGCTGCGTCTCGCCGCCGGTAACACGGGTTCCACCGGCAACCCGGTCTGGTACCTGGTCCACCGCACGAAGACCTCGACCACGCTGTAAAGCCATGAAGAAAACGGCCACCATCATGGTGATTGCCGTTGGACCAAGGGGGCATCGCCAAGGCGGTGTCCCCTTTTCCCATTCCGCTTGCGGGGAAAACGGGTCCGACGAAGATCGCGCCATGATTTCTATTCCTGTCGAGGCTCTCTCGACCGATGCAGAGGACAACAGCAATGTTGCTCCCGAGATCGGTGATGAGGTCACGCTTCCCGAGGTCAAGGCTCGCGTGAAGAAGATCGAAGAGGGTGAAGCCTACGTGGAGATTCTGTCGGTCGGTGGTATGCCCGCCGATTACGAGAACAAGGATACCGAGAAGACCGAGATGCCCGAGGACGAGAAGTCCATGCGGAAGATGGTCGAGAAGTACGACAGCGAGATGGAGTCCTGACATGCCCATCTACACCTTTGAAAACGGCGGAAAGTCCATCGAGCAAATCGCTCCGATGGGAACTGAATCCATCGTTATTGAGGGGAAGCGGTGGCAGCGTCAACCCATTGCGAGGTTCGCTGCCACCGGCTTTGCCAGAGAAGCTGAACTGAAGGACAAGGTGAAGCAGGGGTTCAGCAGGATGGAAGACCGGCAGGGAAGCCGGTTTGAAAGCACTTTCACGAAGAATCAAATCAGGAAGATCTGGGACATATGAGCGACGTATCAAACATGGCCATCGAACTCGGGATGGGTACATCCGGGTTCCAGTTGGTTACTGCGACCACGCTTCAGAGCGGGCCGTTCTGCGCGTTGCAGGTTGTTTCCAACGCAGTGTTCACGTCCATTACCGGAGAGGGGGTGAGTGGAACCTGGACCTCCACCACCATCCCCGCCGGCATGGTGATCGTTGGCAGCATCGACAGCTTCCAGCTCACCAGCGGGACCGTGATTGCGTACAAGGGCAAGATCACGTTCTAAGCCATGCGCCTCTCGACCAGTCTTAGGCTCAACGCGCAGAAGGGGTTGGTGACTCCATACGATCCCGCGCTGACGCTTGACCTGCAATTCGCTGCTCGACAGGCGTATGTGGCCAACATTGGTCCGCTGCCGACGTTTACGAACCTGACTACCACGGCGCGCACCTTTGTTGGAAGCGATGGTTTGATCAAGACGGCGGCTACAAACGTGCCGCGCATCGACTTCGACCCGGTTACTCGTCTGTGCCGTGGGTTGCTGATTGAGGAGCAGAGGACGAATTTGGTGTCTCGGAGCGAGGACATCACTACTGCCCCTTGGAGTACAGGAGCAACAGGTGCATCGGCAAATCAAACAACATCTCCAGATGGAACAGTGACGGCAGATAGTTTGTCAGAAACTACCACAAACACGCAGCACTACATACTGAACTTAGCTTCAGTTACATCAGGAACAGTTTATACCGCGTCAATTTTCCTGAAGAAGGGTATCGGATCGACAGCTCCAGATTGGATTGCGTTAGGTTTTATTTCCGCAGGATTCGGAACAGCTAGAGCTGCGTTCAATCTTCAGACTGGAGTTTTTGGTAACACCACAGGAATAACTTCCACAAGCTCAGTTCAGTTTCCAAATGGATGGTGGAGGATCTCCGTTACAGCTACAGCAACGGCGACAACATCAAGCGGCGGTATTCTGATAAACTTCACACAAAACAACAATACATCATCATCCATTCCCGGATATCTAGGCCAAACCACCTCCGACGTATTCGTCTGGGGAGCCCAGTTCGAAGCCGGTGCCTTCGCCACGTCCTACATCCCGACGACCACTGGCTCACTAGTCCGCTCCGCCGACGTGTGCTCCATCACCGGGGCGGCGTTTACGGGGTTCTACAACCAGACGGAGGGGACGTTGGTGTTTATCGGATCAAAGCAGGCTCTTCAGGCACCGGGACCATTCCCAACATATACACAAGTAAGCGGCGGGACATCTGCTGAAAGATATGCAATGAGGTGCAATGGAAGTGGTGAGACGATGTTTGTAATAGACAACTCCATTACTCAGGCTTCTTTTTCGACAACTGTTCAGCCAGCAAATACTAGGTTTGTACTATCATCTCGTTACAAGCTGAACGACTTTGCTTTTTCGCTTAATGGTGCCGCTCCTTTAGTTCAATCCTCTGGAACTCTTCCAACAGTAGATAGGATAGACATTGGAAATGGTGCTGCGTCGAACTTCATGGGCGGTTGGGTGTACGCCATCCAATACTACAACGTCATCAAGACCAACGCCCAACTCCAAGCCCTCTCCACGCCATGATCGATTACCTGCTCAAATTCGATACCCAGGAGCAGGCAGTCCAGTTCGGGCTGGATAATGGATTCGTCTCTTTCGACGAGGACGGCAACCCCGTCACCACACTCGCAACACACACCTACGCACTGGCCATCCTCGGTCCGTGGATCCACCAGACCGGCACCGACGAAGACGGCGACCCAATCTTTGTGTCCGACGGCAAGCACTGGGTCCTCTTCCGGGACGCTGCAAACCTCGACGTTCCAACTGGCGCAGACCAATTTATCGTGTGGACCTCGGAGCAAGGCCCACGTCCTGAAAACGCTCCGCAAACCGCCTGGGCCTGATCATGCCGAAAATCTCCTCACTCACATCCATCCCGGCAATCGACACGGCAAACGATGTCCTGCCGATTGTCGATGCCAGCACGTCAACCACCTGCAAGGTGTCGGTGGCTACGCTGTTGGCTGCCGGTGGCGGCGGCGGCGGCGGCTCCAACTCTTACGACGTGTGGGCAGCCGACATCATCCCGGCCATCACCAACGGGCCATCCTCCAACACCTCGGAGACCAGCACCAACAAGATCGGCTACGACACCGTGGACTTCGATAGTTCCATTGAAGAGTCGGCCACGGTGCTGATCCGTACCCCCACCGGATGGACCGGAACCACCTTCACGGCGTCCGTGACGTGGACCGCTGATTCCGGTTCCGGCGGGGTGGTCTGGGGGATCTCTGGAAGGTTCTTGGCCAACGATGACGCAATCGACTCCGCGTTCGGAAGCGAGGTCACGTCCACCGACACACTGCTGGCTGCCAGCGATCTGCACGAATCTCCGACGACCTCGGCAATTACCGCTGGAGGAACCGCTGCCTCCTCGCGCATTCTGGTGCTGAAGATTGCCCGCAAGACCGGGAACGGGTCGGACACACTGAACGCGGACGCCCGATTCATTGGCCTGCGGATTTACTGGTGATTTATGGGACGCCGACGCCAACGCCATTTCAATCCGGCAACTGCTGGGTGCGCTGCTGTCTTTGATGGGCGGTTCGGCATTTCGTCTTCAGCATTACCGTTTCCTTATGGCACCTCAACATGGGACGGAAGAACTGGATCTTTGCATGGTGCTGGTGGAAGTGGTGGAGGATACGCAACAACCATAAATGGACAAGGTTCATACAATAGCCAAGGTGGAACATTGTACATCGGAGCGAATCCATATGGATCAGGACCAAGCTCTGGAATCAGCATAACAACATCTGATTGCTCTGTTATTGTTTGCGCCAAAAACAATTCCACTGGAGACGTTTCTCAATACGGAAGGATTATCGGGGTTTATCCTGACGTATCAGCGTTTTACGGTTCAAAGGAACCTGGCTGGCCAACAAGAGGACCAACGTATGTCGCTTCTTTCTTTGGAAACGGAGCGGCAACTTGGAATGATTTAAACGAAAACTCACCAACGGTTTCTGCCGATAGTCCGTTTGTTGCGTGTTTTTCAAATAGCGGAACAAGCTGCAATCCGATAGTAAACACTACAGTTCAGTCCGCTAAAACAGTCACCTCTGTGGCATCCAATGTGGGAACTATTGGAGGTATGATTATATCAGGAAATCCGTATGCGTTTCAACAGGTGTTCCGTGGCGCTATTGGCATGATCGCCATCTCTACCACCAAGCTGCCAACAACCATTGAACGTCGAATCCTCCAAATGATGGGTCGCGTCTGGCGCATTCACACTCTCTAGCCGATGAATACTAACGACATCAGAGACGGCATTATCGCCACCAGCGCAACCTCGGGATCCGTCGCGATCTCTTTCATCGACGCCATCAGTCCGTACCTCCGGTTCGCTTCACTGCTGGTCGGCCTCGTCATCGGCATCATCATTCTCATCAAACACATCAGGAACTGGGACAAATCATGAAGAACACAAAGACCACCATCGCCGGTATCGGAGCCATCCTCGTCGCAGTCGGCGGAGCACTCCGCGCACTCTTCGACAACGATCCCTCCACCAACGTCGATATCGCCGCTGTCATCGCCGCCGTCACCGCTGGCATCGGCCTCATCGCCGCCAAGGACGCCACGCCCGAGAAGTGAACGTCATCGGTCAAATCGTTACCGCAATCCTCAAGTGGCTTGAGGAACTCGCCGGAAAGGATACCCATGGCCAATTCGCAGAGCCCCAAGACGATCTTAAGCGTGATCTGCGCGAGCGCATTGATCGCCACGAGCGGATGCGCCAGCCGGGTGATCCTCGTTCCTGAAGGCGAACCCGTGCTCCTGGCCGAGCCCGTCAAGGCTCGCGTCTTCGTCAAAACCAAGGACGGCAATCTCGTCCGCAGCCAAAACCGCGTGACCATCCCCGCCGGATGGTATGCACTCCCAAAAGACTGATATGGGTACGCCGCTCACAGGTTCAACGGTTTCGTCAACGTACACGGGTCTCCTCAAGACTACCGATACGGCAATCATCAACTCATCGCTGAAGACGATCTGCGATGGCGGCGGCAACGACAGTTCGCTCAAGCTCTCCACCACTGCTGCGGCGTTCACCGGCACTGTGGATGTGGCCGGCAATGTCGTCCTCGATG